AACCAAGAACAATTAATAAAAAGAACAACGGTATGAAACTAACAAAGAACGAAAAAGGACAGATACAGGAGAGCTTGAGACAATACGTCAGCAAGTATCCAAGTCAGAACAAGGCAGCACAGAGCCTCACAGGAACAAGTAGCGCAACTGTGAGCAGCATTCTGCAGGGCAAGTGGGAAAACATTAGCGACGATATGTGGCGCAACCTTGCATCGCAGTTAGGAACCACGGCAGGAACAGACTGGCAGGGGGGGGGAACAAAAGCCTATCAGGAAATGGTGTTCGCTATGAACGATGCTCAGACAGTCAAGAATGTTACGTGGGTAGTTGGTGAAGCAGGATGTGGAAAGACAACCACAGCTAAACTATATGCCAGCGAGCATAACGAGGTCTTCTATGTCCTCTGCTCTGAAGATATGAAGAAAAGCGACTTCATTCGTGAGATTGCACGCCGTATCGGTCAGAAGACAGAAGGTTACAGCATCAGAGAGCTGCTCGACAGAATCATTGATGATCTCATTCAGATGAAAGCACCGCTGCTTCTTTTCGATGAAGCCGATAAGTTGCCAGAGCGTGTATTTCACTACTTCATAGACTTGTACAACAGATTAGAGGATAAGTGTGGTATCGTCTTCTTCTCTACAAGCTATATCAAGCGACGTATGACAATGGGACTGAGATACAACAAGTGTGGATACAACGAGATTCATTCACGTATCGGTCGCAAGTTCTTCGAGCTGGAGAGGACCGGTGCTCACGATGTCTATGCGGTTTGTATGGCAAATGGCGTAACAGATAAAGCACGCATATCGGAAGTAGTGAAAGACTCTGAAGAATACGAGTTCGACCTACGACGTGTAAAGAAGAGTATTCATAGAGTGAAGCTTATGGCTGCTCAAACAGCGGTAAAACACCATTCAAATAACGTTCAAACCTCAAAACAATGAACAGAGCAATGTCAGTAACCGATATGCTACGTATGAAGAAAGAAACCTATCCATTTGAAGGCGACTGGGCAGATGCCTTCGGAGCACCAGAACGAGGCGGTGTATGGTTCATCTGGGGGCGAAGCGGAAGCGGTAAGACCAGCTTTACGATGAAGCTCTGCAAAGAGTTGGCAAAGTACGGAAAGATTGCTTATAACTCCTTAGAGGAGGGTTTCTCACTAACAATGAAGAATGCAATCATGAAAGCAGGTATGCAAGATGTTGCACGGCGGTTTATCCTCATCAGTGAGAGTATGGAAGATCTTGATGCACGTCTCAAGAAGCGTAAAAGTCCAGATATCGTAGTTATTGATAGTTTTCAATACACACAGATGAGCTTTAAGGAGTATCAGGAATTCAAGGCTCGACATCGTGATAAGCTGCTCATTTTTATCAGTCAGGCAGACGGCAACAAGCCTTCAGGTCGCACGGCAGTGAGTGTTATGTTTGATGCAGCATTGAAAATATGGGTGGAAGGTTACAGAGCAATCAGTAAGGGACGCTATTTTGGCAATCTTGGCTATTACACGATATGGAAAGAGCGAGCAGATATATACTGGGGTGAAACAAAAGAGTAAAGGCTATGGCAAACAAGCGAGACAACCTGTTGTACAAGCTACGAAAGAAAGGAGTGAGAGTACTTACACGAGAACGCACAATCTTCTTCGCTTTTGACAGAGAGCCATTTGATGTAGTACAGGTGAAACGGCTGTGCAGAGAGTATCATTTTAATGTTCAATTAGAGTTACAATAAAACTATGAGTAAGGAGAAAAGAATTATTGAGATTACACCAGGGAGACTTAGTCCGGGTGGTCGGATGACGGAAGTCATAGAAAGTAAACATTTCAAATGTCCGTACTGTCAAGGTAACGGCTATCACTGGCAGGAGGACAGGTATCAAGAGCCATACAAAAAAGACTGCCCGGTATGTCAAGGTAGCGGTAAACTTGATGCAGTGATAAAAGTTGAGTGGAAAGCAAATGAAAATCATAATATGGAGGAAAGAAAATGAAAGAGAAGAAAAGAATAAGAATCACTCGTTGTGAAGGCGTTGGGCGGATTTTTGGAAATATAACTTCTGGAAGTGAGCATGTGGTTATCGACCCACCAGCTGGCAAAGACGATAAACGTGGAGTATGGGTAATGGGAGTTGGAGAACCTGTATTGGTGTTGCATCGGGAGTTTTATTATGTATAACATGAACGAATTATGGAAACATTAAGGTATAAATCAATTATTCCAAATGACAAACCAATGTGGCTGTTAAAGCTACAGATGGCTATCAGTAACACTTACTCTCTGCGAGGGATAGAAGATACTGAAGAGGAGTGGAAACAGTTGAAAGACTTTATAGACTGGTTCATATCTAAGTTGTATGTTCGTAAAGACATAGCAGTGAAAAGCGATATAAGCACCTATCTTATGAGAGAAGATGGTCAGACCCAACTGCTTATCAAACGAAACGGAAAATTAATTCAAACATATTATATCAGTAAGTAAACGAGTAGACGAGTGAATGAGTAAACAAGTTATCAGTACGATTAACATGTCAACTTGTAAACCCATAAACTTGTCAACTAAAACAAAAAAGATTATGGCAACATTTTTAGACAAACTCAAGAAGAGATTGCAAACATGGCATGAGGAACGTGCCGACAGAATGCAGAACAAACGACAGGCACGGCTCGATGCAGAGGCACGTGAAGCCGTACAAGTAATGGAATTTAATGGTGAGCTATATGTGAGCGTACACGGCATACCATTGTTCGGTCAAAGTGACCTTAGCGATGATCTTACAGAAGCAGTAGCTTCTGGTCGTAAGGCGTATAAAGATTGGAAGGAGGAAAAGCTATGGGAGCGAACAGGAACTACGCAAGGTTTTATACCCTGTTAAAGAAGATGCCTGGTGCTGACAAGGAAACGCTGGTCTATCAGTTCACACAAAACAGAACAGTACACCTTCATCAGATGTTAGATAAAGAGTATGATGCTATGTGTAGACAGATGGAGGATATTACAGGATATGACGAGCGAAGACGTAAGCAGTATGATATCCTACGCAAGGCACGTAGCGGAGTACTTCACCAGTTGCAGATATACGGCATAGATACGACAGACTGGAACCGTGTGGATGCCTTTTGTAAAGACCCACGTATAGCAGGAAAAACATTTAGAGCGTTGACAGCGGATGATCTCAATGCTTTGAACACAAAAATAAGAATGATCATCCGAAAACAAAAAACAGAATAATATGGTAAACATTAAGAATTTGAGCAAGGAAGAGCGTGCAAAGCTACTTGCTGAGTTGCAGAACGAAGAAAAGCAGAGTCGCATTGAACGCCGTGAGACCTACGAGGGGCTACGTGCTGAGATGATGCACGATGTGTGGCAACGCTTAACACGTATCGTGACTGACGTGCGTGGATTCCACGACTGGCTACAGGGTGAAGTAGATAGCTTTGTAAGTGTGATGCGTGATTATGGTCAGGTTCGCAAGAACGACCAGCGAAGCTATACGATTACTGACGGCGATTTTCGCCTTGAAATCTCAAGCAATAAGGTGAAAGGCTTTGACGAACGTGCAGACCTTGCTGCAGAGCGTCTAATCGACTATCTCAAGCGTTATATGAAGCAAAGCGAGAAAGGTTCGGACGATCCAATGTATCAGATGGCAATGACACTGCTTGAGCGCAATAAGGCTGGCGACCTCGACTACAAGAGCATCTCTAAGCTGTATGAGTTGGAGGATAAGTTCGATAGTGAGTATTCAGAGATTATGACGCTTTTCAAAGAAGCGAATGTGGTCCAGAAGAACGCTATCAACTACTACTTCTATCAGAAGAATTCGAAGACCAATGTCTGGGAACGCGTAGAACCAAGCTTCTGTAGGTTATAACAGATAAAAATCATTAACTGACTCCTGTTTAAGAATAAAACCGTCCATTAGTGTGTACGAACACACATTTGGGCGGTTTTTATTTGTAATAAGCAGATAAAAAGGTGTAAAGACTTGCAAATAAGATGATTATTTGTTAATTTTGCAGATATGAGTAAAGGAAGAGATAGTAAACTGATAGAAGCACGCAACAGAAGGTTATTTGAGCGTTACTTCTACTGGACAGAGGAACGGCGCCTCCGTTTCGATGATACTATCCGCATACTTTCCAATGAAGAGTTTTATCTGTCTGAAAGCCGTGTGCTGCATATCATTCGTGATATGATTAAACGTGGTGAAACAGTAGATGGCAAGCAGATGAAAGCACCGCTCTTCACAGGCTTTCGTGTTACACCTTCACGCCCATCTTCACGCGTAAAGAAGGTTTCTGAACCGTCCTTGTTTCCTTAACCATTTCTGACACCGTACACTCGTACATCATTTCATACACTTTTATTCCGTGCTTCCAAGTGAAGAACTTGGAAGACTTGCGTATCAAAGGAGCATCAGTGCCAAGACAGGCACCTTGTAGCAACTGGTGCAACTGGTGGCGCATTTCATTACGCTCTCTGACAGCCTGTGTGGTTCCACTCGTTGCGTGAGTGTCATCATAGCAGTCTATGATAAGACGGATGCGAAGCCTACAAGTTCCTTTCTGTGCAAGCATTCCTATATCGCTCCATTCTGTCTGCGCCTCTTCTATGAGTACTGCAGGGAACGTTAGCGGATACATATCAGTATCCTCGTCCTCTATATTTTCAAGTTGTCCGTAGTCTTCATCAATTACTGAAAGCGACGGCATTTTCTCTTTAAGAAAGTCTATCAGTTGGCAGAGTGTCTGTTCCATATTTATGTTCTACTTACAAGTTCTTTTATTTTCTCTAAGCTCTCATCAAGCATCTTGTTAATCTTTGCTGTCAGCTCACGGCTATCACCAATGAACTGACGTCGTGGAATGCGTGCTGTGATATTAAGCTTTGTCTTTTTCGTGAGTGCGAGAGCCTTCCACATCTTAGCTCCAGAAGGTAAGTCTTTTGGAAGTTTCCCTTTGCCTTTCACGCCTGATAGTGCATACACCTTAGCCCATGCCATACGCCGCATACGCTTTGTGATAGTTGGATGCGTATTGATGGTACCGCCTTCATTGTGAACAGCTGCGTAAGGCACAGGATTGGATATTGTAACTTGCCCAGGTGATGTTTCACTCTGTATTGAACGCATAAGATGATTGCGTCGAGAGGTAAGAGGAGAGTATTTTGCATCCGTCGTATTACCGTCCTGTCGCTTCGTACGTTTCCATTGGTGAACTCCTCCATCCGTGAAGCCACCATCTCGGAAGTTCTGCTTGAAGTGGTTTGCAGCCACTACACCGACCTTTCGAGGAAGTCTATCCGTCACCTCTTTTTGTACCTCGTCTTTGACACGTGAGATGCGCCTTTCTATTTCTTTTGCATCCATAATATATTTTTCCTCGTTTTTTATTTTGTGGAATGAAAATAAATATCTACATTTGTGGTGTGGAGGGAGCGTTTAATCCCTATTAGGACACGTCCTCCATTCCAGCCAGAGTGTTTACTCTGGTTTTTTTGTTAGCAATATTCCCTTTTTATTGA